TCTGTAAGGTCAGTTGGTAAATCACCGACTGATAGAATAAAGTTGTAAGGTAGATGTTTTTTCATGAGACCTTTTGTGTCTGCACTTGTAAATCCTAAATAATCGTATGGTATTTTGTAGTCTCTTAATTGTTCTGTGGTCCAACGAATAACATGACCGATTCCGGGGCGAGCTGTGATGATGACGATTTTGTATCCCATTTTACGCGCCTGATATAAAAGTTCTATTATCGGCACATTAGGGTTTCCATTCGTATATATAAGTGTGTCATCTATATCAAACATTACCGCATCCAACGGGTGTATCTCTCTGTTTGATATATAATGTACACCCCAGTTCCTCAAGTTATTCATTAATGTTATTAAAGATTTAAAATGTGAAGTATGCATCATGCTCGTCGACGTTGAATGTGAAGACGGTACGACGCAGATAGCCCAAATCGTGGAAGATAAGGGTGACACATGTTCCGTTCGTTTTTTAGAGCGTGTTAAGAGTAATCTGTACGAATTTACTAAAACCGATGATGTAGTGGAAAAAAATTCTATTTCCGGATTTTACGACACGGATGATTTGGAAAAGACGTTACTCTACGTGAAAGTTGGTAACGGTTATGAACTCATTGATGACAGTGAAGACGAGGATTTCACGTGTTCTGAATCTGATGACGAAGACGAGACGGACGACGACGTTTCGCTTGTAGATGAAGATGAAACCTAAGTTGGTTAAAAAAATGTCACGTTCATATATCACAATGGACTATAAAGAACCTAAGAAGCGTGTGACTAAAAATGATAAGAAAAATAAAAAACAAGTGTATTCACAAAAACATGTGCGAAACATGCTTAAACAAAAGGAGGCAACATTAGCAAAGAAGAACCATGGCGCCGTACCAGCCCCCGAATGCGCACTATTCCCAAATGGACGTGTCTGATTACACCGAAGACCAGATTTTTTCGTTCATCGGAAAGACTGGGAAGAAGTTTTACTGGCTGACACAAAAGCTTGGTCTAGATTACCTTTGGTATGATAAGGAGAGAAAGGTCATCGAAATTTGGGGACCACTCTATACGCACATGAATCAGCAATCGGCTCACGTCATTCGATGTGAAATTGATTTTTTTCTGAAACCTAAGTTAGAGGATAACATCCCAAAAAATCAAGATGTACAAACGGCCGTCGAAGCGTGCTAAGGTTCACCCGGACCCGAATCCGGTACGTGGTACCCTACCACCTGGGTCTTTCCTCAGTTCAATCATCCATGATAATCCCACCACGTTTTATGAGCGAGTAAAGCAACCGGTTTATCAACAAGAGAATTATCTTAAGACTCTTAAGAAAAACTACGAAGACTGTGGTCTTACGTTTAAGGATCCCGAGCTTCCTCAATATGTTGAACCAGTAAGACATAAACCCAACCCCGAGCCGGAACTCATCTACGGAGATAGGGTTCAAATGACTCTAAAAGTTCTAAAAAGTGGAATTGTTCGGGTAAAATTGAACTCAGCCATTGCTGACATGTACAACAAATATTATGCTCGTGGTATAAAACCACCTTTCAAAGCAGTTTTACAAGCGTACAAATCACATGGATTCAGTAAAGAGTTTTTGGAAAAAATTAAAATGAAAAATGAAAAACAAAAACTATTTGCAGCAAAAGTTGAAAAAATACTTGAAAAAATATTCGACAAGGAGCCGGTCAAAAAACCCAAAAAAGAAAAGAAAAAACCAGTGGAAGAAGAGGAGCAACTTCCGGAGGTCGAGGAAGAAGAGGAGGACGACATACCCGAAGACGAGGGTGGACTGGATGTGGAACCAGAAGTCGACGAGGAAGTTGTGGAGGAAGAAGAGTACTTTTCGGAACCTGAAACCTAAGTAGCTTAGCATTTTGATAAAAAACATCTCATCATGTTCATCACAAACGCCGTCATCGGTAATCAAATTCTCGACCGCGCCATCTTCTGGTCTCTACCAGAAGCAACCTATTACGCAAAACAAAAATCGAAAGAAAAAATCTGGAAACTCGCTGATAACACTGTTTTCTTTGGTGACGCTGAAGTCAAAGTGTACCAACCCAAATTGAACACCACAAGTGATCACGAGGATGAACATATTCTTTCTTTCGTTGATACCAGTTGAAATTGCTCACATGTCATGTGACCAACACGTTGTGAAAATCCAATTGGAAATATGCCAGATGCTGTATACGGCTTGGTATTTTTCCAATCAGGAACAGTTTGTACATGAAAATGCACCAAAAACGAAGGATGGTAAATCTCGAGGTTATCGTCCCGCACACAAGAAGCATCCCATGACCATGTGGGTCGGCTCAAGTTTGGAGAACTATCTCTATGCGTGTAGGATTGGTATTGCACTTACCTTGGAATATACCCATAGATATGGTAAGATTCATACGTGTGCACAACACCTCCTATGGTTATATGACAACAGACCATCACATTTCGAAGAGCGAAGAAGTGATACCGCCTATTACTCCAAGGAAGGTATTCCCGAATGTATGCCAGATGCGTACAAACGGGAAAGTATTGTAGATGCGTATCAACTGTATTATATGATGGACAAGATGTCTTTTGCGCGATACAAAAACATAGCTTCCGGTCTCGGTTCGGGTGTGTCATACCCCCAAGACTCCAAAAGTTTGGCCACTGGACTTGTTTCGAAGTCGTGAATTTCAACGAGTATGGTCGGCATGTACTTTTTAATAGTTTCCTTAGCACCTTCTAAAACTTGTAATTCATGCTCTTCGACGTCAATTTTTATGATTGAAGGTTTACCATCGTAAATATCATCAAGTCTTTCACATTTCACCTTTATGGAATCGCCTTTCATATCATCTTTGAGGTGAAAACTTGTACCTCCATAATTGATATGGGTATTGGATTGACACCCTTTACTAGGAATGAAAATTTCGGTCAACTTCGTTTCATCCGAAAGTGCACATGGATAAATGTTGATACGGTTACGTATCGCATTCTGTCTTGCGTTGTGAGTTATGATCTCGTGGTACACGGGTTCGAATGAAGCAACTGGTCCGTAATCGGAAAACATGAGAGTGTTGTAACCTATATTCGCTCCTATGTCTAATATTTCGGTACCTTTAACGTAATACTTTTCCAGGTCCCGTCGCATCCAAGCGTCCCATTCATGCCCCTTGGATATGGCATTCCCTATGTATTCATCGTCTTCTATCACAAAGACGTTGTATTTTCCATTGTTTACTAACTTAAGACGTAAACTCATGATACTAAGAGATAACAAAATATCTTTAACCAATATGAGTCGATGTCCTCATGGTTACCATTTGATTCAGTGTAAGGTGTGCAACGGTGGACCTATATGCATGCACGGAAACTTCCGTGAAATGTGTGATCCGTGTATATATTCAGAACTCTGCGAACACAATAGGCGAAAGATGAGGTGCCACATGTGCAGAAAAAATGAGTTAAAACAATTAGGAGTTAATAATAAAAGATGTTCAGTATTGGGAAAAGTATCGCTCCCCGCCTTACCGCTCCATCTGTCAAAGTTGATAAAACGGAAAGAAAAGTAGAATATCATCCCAGAAACTATAGTCAGTTCATAAAGGGGCTTCAAGATAAGGAATTTCCATCTGTCATTGTACGCCCGAAAAAGAACATCGCCCTCTTTCAAGAGGAAAATGGAGACTATGGTGACGTACAAATTTCTGATAATGAACAACTTTGGAAGACACTGATAGAAAGTGATGCTGAGATTCTTGTAGATAATACCCAGCCCGCATCTCTCCTTGAAAATGTTGTTTTGTTTTTCTTCATTGCGTATATTTTTACACTCGGTCGTGCTATGTTTGCTTCTAGAGGTGATGGGGGAATGGGAATGCCTAACCCTTTTATGAAATCTACAGAATTTACTATGGAAAAAGACGTCACTACCCGTTTCACGGACGTTGAAGGAATTGACTCAGCCAAGGATGAACTGGAAGAGATTGTGGACTTTTTGAAGACTCCCGAGCGTTACTTTGGCTCCGGTGCTAAGATTCCTCGTGGTGCTCTTCTCGCCGGAGAACCCGGTACAGGTAAGACCCTATTGGCTCGAGCTATTGCGGGTGAGTCTAACGTCCCTTTCATCCAGTGCTCTGCTGCCAATTTTATTGAAATGTTCGTAGGTGTGGGAGCAAAGCGCGTCCGCGAACTGTTCCAACAGGCACGAGAGAATCAACCGTGTATCATCTTCATCGATGAGTTGGACGCTGTTGGTAAGAAGCGTGGTGGAGGTACTACCCCTGGTAACGATGAACGAGACCAGACTATTAATCAGCTTCTCACAGAAATGGATGGATTTGACAACGAGACTGGTATAGTAGTAATTGCTGCCACAAATAGGATTGATATCCTAGATGACGCCCTCCTTCGTCCTGGTCGTTTCGATCGAAAGATTCAGGTTTCTCTCCCAAGTGTTAAGGGACGTCTAAAGATTTTGGGTGTCCACGCGAGGGGTAAGAAACTGGCTTCTGATGTACGTCTCGCTAATATTGCGAAGCAGACGACAGGTTTTTCGGGCGCAGACCTCGCCAACCTCCTTAATGAGTGTGCCATTAGGGCTGTAAAGGATGGTGACGGAACTATCACAAAGGAGATTGTGGAGAACGTCTACCAGCGCGTCGTCGTAGGTGCTAAGGGTGACGTAAAGTACTCGATGCGCAAGAAGGAACTTGTGGCGTACCATGAGGCTGGGCATGCTATCGTTGGTGCACTTGTACCCGATTACGACACGGTTCGCAAGGTTTCTATCATGCCACGTGGCGCTGCGGGTGGTGTAACCTTCTTTCAGCCGTCAGAGGATAATGCGGATTCACCCTTCTATACCAAGGAATATCTCATCTCTCAAATTGCAGTAGCCCTCGGTGGACGCGCAGCCGAAGAAATCGTTTACACGGCTAATCGTGTCACGACTGGGGCGAGTTCTGATTACGCTATGGTGTATCAGATAGCTCGTGAGATGGTTACAACTTATGGTTTCGGAAAGAATAAATTTGATTACCGCAATCTTTCCCCAGCTGCGGCTATCAAGGTCGACCAAGAGATTGAAGCTATCGTTTCGGAGTGTTACAAGTTTACTCTACAGTTGTTAGAAAACAACCGGGACAAACTTGAAGAACTCAAGGACCTACTCATCGAGGAGGAAATCGTCGATGGGGAGAAAGTGTACGAGTTACTTGGTAAGGATAGTTGTGGAGCGTATGATTGCTCGGTCAGTTTTGA